GTCAGTCTTAGCAACAGCAGTTTCTTCTGCAGTTGAGTAGTGAGTATCTTTATTTGCAACTCTTGCATCATGACGTTCTTTAAGACCTTCCCAATCCTTCTGATTAACAATGCCTTGAGCAGCAGCTCTTTCAGATTCAGTATAACCTGCTTTATAAGTTTTATCATAACGAGGTTTACCATTATCTAATTGACCTCTCATCATTCTATAAGCAAGTTCATCAATTCTATCATCACCAGATAGTTTATTCAAATCTACAGGATTTGTAGCAGCAGTTTCTTTAGTCTTACCTTCATTAGCCTTAATATCTACATTATCCAATACAATTTCTTGGTTTTCTGAAGCAGGAGTCTGAACTTGTTCAGTCTTAGAGTCTTGTTCAATTTTAGCTTTTTGTGCAGCAAGAGCTTTAGCTGCAGCTTCAGCAGCAGAAGATCCACCAGTTTCTGAGTGACCATCAGATACACCAGTATTTGCATCATTTGGTTCAGATGGAAATTCTTGTGGTATTTCCATTTCAGGCATAGAACTAGATGTTTCAAGTTTTTCTTCTTCTTTCTTAACTCTAGCTGTTTCAGCTGGGTTAATATCACATGGAAATTCATTAGCACTCATGAATGCAAATGTGAAATTATATTGTAAGATATTTTCAGAAGAATAATCTAATTCATAGTTATCATAATTGACTAACTTTAGATAATGATAAACATAACGATAAACAATTCTATTTAGATTATTGTTATAAACATCTACCATAATTTCATAAATGTTATTTTCTTGATAATGCCATTGGTCATCACCAAAATTAAACATATATTGTAATAACATGCCTAACATTTTAGAAATATTTAATTGAGAATCTTCTTGGAATCCTAACGTTACATCACCAACTTCCCAATCAGGTATTAGGAATGCATAAGAGTTATTACCAATTTGTTGTGTTTCTTTTTTATATTTAACAACAGGTGGTTGGAATGAAATACAAGAATGCAATACAGTGTAATCTGTATCGTCTTTATTCCATTTGATGTTGACTATATAAGAGTCATTTAATTTAATGGAAGAATCTTGTATGAATATACTTAAACTCATTATGCCTTTCTCTGAATATAAAATTCACCAACTCTACTTGCATTTGATTGACCATGTGAAGATTTCTGTACATAGTCAGATGCAAATGCTAATTGACCTTTGCTATCTTTATATACAGTCACTGCGTGACCATATTTTGAACCATCTGAATAAGAAATATTGATTACATCACCTTCTTTTAATTGACCATTTTTTAACATATCATTTAATTGGTCAGCACCTTTACCTGATGCAACTTTCTTATAACCATAACATGATAAATTCTGATCTTTACCATTACCAGTTGATTCCATGTGTGTTGCACCTGAAGTCACTGCAGCAACTAGATTGGTACCAGTAGCACATAAACCATTTTGGTCTTTCTTATATGAACTTGTAATAGTTCCATCTTTAACTAAGTAATCAACAACTTGAGATGTATTTGTAGTATCAACACCTGCAGCTTGCATCTTAGATCTTAATTCAGCTAAATCAGCGTCTCTATTACTATTTGAACTTGTATACTTTTGTAATGGCTTTTCATTTGTTTTAGCAACTTGTTGATTTTGACTTTGTTTCTTAGAAGCTGGTGTAGATATATCATTACCATTCTTATCAGTCTTCTTAATAATCTTACCTTGTTCAGACATATAATCAAGTCTATTCCAAGTCATTGTCACTTGTGTTTTATCATTTGTTGATTTATATGTAGAACCTTTATCATTCTTATGTTTTTCTACATAATCAGCACCAAGATAACCACCATTTGCTTGTAATGAATCAATTGCTTCTTGTTTATTCTTAGCTAAACCTTCAGTGACGCTATTCAATGTTCCAGAACCACCATATACCATGTGAGTTAGACCCATTTGAGCATTCATGTTCATGTTATCGATAACGTCTTCAATACCTTTTTCTTTGAACTTTCTCTGCATTTCACCTGCTAAATTATCTAAGACTAAGTTATTTAACTTATCAGCTGATGCTTGATCAAGTACTAAACCATTAGAACCAAGAGTTTCATCTTTTAATGCTTCATTTGCAGCAGTTAAATTAGAGAATGTGACTGTTTCACCTTTCTTATAAGTCTTACCATTAATTACAACATCTTTATTTGCTTTGAATGTGATTTCACCTAATTTATCTGCACCTAGACTCTTTAATTTAGCATAAGTATTACCATAACCATAGTTCATTTGTGTTGGGTTAGCTTTCTTATCATCACTAGAATTCTTATAAACTTGATTATCATTTCCTTCTTTTCTAGAATGACCGTTAGTAGCCTTACCAGAAATTTCATTTTTAAGCATTTCACGAAGATATGCTCTTTGTTCAGCATCTGTCATTGTAGAATACTTCTTACTGTTAATTGGAGAAGGAGCAGGTTTAACTGGACTCTGTCCTTGTGGTTGTTGTGGCTGTTGTCCTTCTGGCATAGGTGCAGAAGAAGATGGTGAATTTTCTTTATTGACATTTGGATTTGTTTGAGCATCATATAATTTAGCTAAGAACTTCTTCCAAGCATCATCACCTTCACCTTGGTCTACAGATGAGCCAATAACATTCATTTCTTGATTTAATACAATAGCAGGAGAATATGTAGGTAGATTATACATATCGTATTCTTGTTTTGTAATATCTTTCATAGATCTTACAACGTATGTTGCATTTATTTCAAGTGCATTTGTACTACCAGCACTTTGCCATTGTGGTGCATTATATTCAGATAATACAATTTCATATTCGGTTATCTTAATTACATTCTTCATTGTATCATCATATTCGGTGACAATGATTTTTTCTTTTGTTGGAGAATTAGGCCAATGCATCATATTAGTTAAGTGATTTAGTACTTGCATATCGTCTGTTTCAACGTATGTAATTTCCATTTCTTGATCACCAAACTCAAAAAATGGAAGAACGACTTGGGTATTACCATAACGTTTTCTTCCATCTGAAGCATTTATAGAAATACTTGGTAATTTAACTGACTTAACAAATCTACCAAAAGATGGATTTGCTACAAAATCTACCTTAAATCTATAACTAAAATGAGGTCTAAAATTTACATTGTAATTAAGAATATCTAAGCTCATATTCTATTTATTGTCATAACAATAAACAGTAGAATATTGAGATTTTTCTTCTGTAATATATTTGAAATGCTTAGAGTCTGTTCTGAAAATATCATCACATAATTTATCTAAGCCATAACAATCTGACGGTAGATACCAATATATCTTAATCATATCAAAATACTTTTGTCTTAGATTACTCATGTGTTCTTTAAAGAACTGTGTATATTCATTTAATTTATGTGCATTATCATCATAATGCAATTTAACATTTTTATTATTTTTATCAACTGTTATTCTAATCATATTCACCTTAACATTTTACGTTTGTATTACCTAAGAAATGCGGAGCACCTGTGACTAAGCAGTTTGGAAGATTATCTACCAATTGTTTTGCTGCGTTTTTACCTAATTCAACTTGTAAACCATCTACTTTTGTAGTTCCAATAGATGTTATTTCAGTATCTCCATTAGAATTGATTTTACAATTACCATTTATGTTTATAACTAAATCACCTTGATTATCTTCTTCATCTACACCAGTATCAATCTGAATTTCACCATTACCTTTGAATATCAATGATGCACCAGTTCTATGTAATAGAGCCATTTCACCAGTCTTTCTATTTAAAGTCATATAATCACCTTGGTCTGTTTGGAAGATAATCATCTTATGTGGATAATCTTCATTCTGGTCTGCAGCACCACTATTTATACTCTCTTTATTGAATGATAATTTATCATAAATTGGTTTATGAATATCACCTTGGTCAAAATAACCTGAGACTAATGTTCCATTTTCTGGAACAATAAAATTACCAGCTTTAGCGCCAATAAACATAATATCAGGTAATGCCCAAGGAATACCATCTTTTGGAAGGTCATCATAGAAGTTAAAGATTTGTATTTGAACTCTACCTAATTTTTCAGGATCATTATTGTTAATGACTTTACCTTCCCATCTACCATTATATTTAACATCAACATCATCATTGATATTAGCCATTGAATTAAACAATTCTGGTATATTCTTCTTTAATTGATCTAATTTCAATTCACTCATTATCTACTCTGCTTAGTTGTATTTGTTGCGTGTTCGATTGCACTTTGTAGTGTCATATAACCCAAATTATTTGTACCATCATTAACACCTTGAACTATCAATGAATAATTACTATTTGGTGCCCATAAATGTGTTAAACCACTAACAATGAAATTACCTGACAATATTTCATTCTTATATTTAGAATCTGATGCATCTATATGTATCATATCACCCAAATTAATGAATGAAATTGCATGTTCTTTATCTTCTTTCTTTGCTTGTGGGTTATTTTCTTTAATATCTGTTTGGTCATCCATATTCAAAACCATATAACAGAAATTAGTGAAGAATGCATTACGTATATTCTTATGATGCAATGGTGCTATATTATAATACTCATGTAATTCTTTAAAATAAATTCCACAATATTGTCTCTTATTCAATAGATTTATAGACTTAGCTGATTTATTAGAAATGTTAGATAAACGTGTACCATTTCCATTGAATTCATATTGTCTATAAGACATTACTTGTTCATCTTGAACCTTTTGAGGTTTTTGTTTATCAGTATCTATTTCACTTCTATTATATGGATTGTATTGTGATGCTTGAATTGTGCAACCATCATCAAATGCTTTATATGGAACATTATAAAAATCTATATCAACATAAGGTTTAGATATAATGTTTTTATCAACTTGTCTTAACTTAACATAATTTTGTTCAAAGATATATCTTGTTTTTGGCTCTTGAGATGTTAATCTATTTAGAGAATCATAAACAAACTGACCATTCTTGTTAACATACATCATTGGTAAATCATTTTCAGATAACCATGCATGATCCATAATATGCTTTGCAAACTTAGCATAAGTTAAAGTTTTGTTTAACCATAACATATTATCAGATGGGTCTGATGGACATTTGTAAGCAAATTTCAATGATGTTTCTTCAACAACTTCTTTTAACACATCTTTAGATGTTTTCTTATAACTCTTAAACTTAGCCATAATTTCAGTATGTGGCCAAGTACAAACTTCATTGATAAACTTTTCACATGCATAAATGCATGATAATTCATAGATGTATTTACATGCCGCTTGGTCAATGATATAATTGATACCTTCTAATGTAAAGAAACAATCTACATAAGGCGTACTCAATTGGTCTGGGTTTCCATTGATTGCGGTAATACTTACACGAATGTTATTACCAGCTCTGAATGCAAATGTGTTTGCCCATTCACCATTATCATATAGCTTGATTGTTAATTTAGGTAAAGTACCAAATATAGTCTCAGTAAGACGTATTTCTAGAATACTATCTTGAGGTATCAATTCACCTTGGTCTTGTCTATTCTTAGTATTTTTATCAGTAGAACATCCATAATATAGCTTAATAATCGTAACTTGTTGAGAAGCTGCGGATGTTTCTGATTCAACTAATTTTGATGATGTATTCTTATCGCCCATATTATAAACTTAATTCAATACTTTTATTTTGTTTGCCCCATGTACTTAATTTCAATTGCTTTACTATTGACCATGCATCTTCTGCATCTTCTGGAGCTTTGAAGATAGCAAATCCATTATCATTTGTGACTACTAACCAATTTGTCTTTTGTAGCTTTAAATATGTATAACAATGCATTGCTGCAACTACATGATATAAATCTTCTTTTTCTTTATATAACTGAGTAAACATTTTTGTTATTGTATGTGACTCAGGTTCTATATTTTGACAAATGTTTATTACTTTATCAACTAATTCAGGTTGTTCTTTTAATTTACCATCTATCATTTTACAGAATTCTCTATCAAAAGAACCTTTACTATTTTCTACAATATCAAATAGACTACATATAGAATACATTACATCATCATTCATTTCTTTATATTTTAATTTATCTTTACCTTCACCAGCAAAAGATGAACGATTACCCTTAAATTCAATCTTTTCTTTTGTAGATGTGTCTATTAAATCACCTGACTCACTGTTGATAGCAATATTTTTAAAGCATGATACGAATAAGAATTCGCCTTGACCCATAGCAGGTTGATGTGTAGTAATATCAAGAGCGTCAGTAATATATCCTGGTCTTAGATATTCAGATAACTTAGCTATATTTAGGAATTTA